AACCCCCGTAAGCGGATAGACAATCCGCAGTAATAACCTCTATACGAACAGACCTAAAACTGGTACCCTCACCTGGACTCGAACCAGGGACCTACGCCTTATCAAGGCGGTGCTCTACCAACTGAGCTATAAGGGTATTTGGTGCGAGAGGCGGGATTCGAACCCGCAAGCCGTTAAGCGGCAGATTTTAAGTCTGCTGTGTATACCGTTCCACCACTCTCGCAAACTAAACTGGCGCGACATGGGAGAATCGAACTCCCGTCTTCGGATAGACAATCCGAGATAATGACCATTATATGAATGCCGCTAAATCTATTCCCGGTCGGAACTGCACCGACGATATACTGTGAGCATCTACACAGCCTTGTTAATTCATAGTCCACAGGATTTGCATTAGGACATTGACGAGAAATTTGGTAACGCATAGCGGAGTCGAACCGCTCTACCCAGGATGAAAACCTGGTATCCTAACCGATAGATGAATGCGTCATTGTAGGGATAGGCTTCTCACCTAATGGACACATGATGTTACGACCAAGTGTTGAGTCGTCTACAGAGCTACTGTAAAATTTAATGTAAGGCTATGCGAGCTCATCTGCATACTTAGGCTTTTTGTCTTCTCCTGCCCGGGCAGTTACGACTGTAGCGTCACCTTAAAACTTGGAGCGGGATATCAGAATCGAACTGATGACGGAAGATTGGAAATCTACAGTTTTACCATTAAACTAATCCCGCATAACTCTTGGTGGAGGCCGAGGGAATCGAACCCTTCTAGACAGCATACTTGCAAGGCAAACCCGTAACCCATTACTGCCCCCATTACCATATTAAAGCACACTCACTTTAACGTGACGCCCCCTCCGAGGACGGTCGCTGATCAAATGCACTTTAATATGGTACTGCTACGGGGAGTCGAACCCCGCTTACCAGGTTGAAAACCTAGTGTCCTAACCGATAGACGATAGCAGTAAAAATATCACTAAATTGTTAAAGAACTTGTTGCAGCTAACTCTATCATTTGCTGCTAAGTGTTTATTATACGACTATTACGTCATCTTGTCAACACTTTTTTAAATTTCTTTGTTGTATTTCTACAACACTTACTTTTAACCTCTTACTGTATTGCTACAGTATGTGACTATTATATGGCATTTCTACCATCTTGTCAACAACTATTTTGTTGTATTTCTACAACACTTTTAAAACTTGGTGCGGGGTAAGGGAATCGAACCCTTAACTAAACGTTGGCAACGTTTGATTATACCACTTAACTAACCACGCATACTACAAAAACAAAAACCCCGGAGTGTTTAGTTCCGGGGCTTAATCTTACAAGACATGTAGAATTAAACCACCGGAGTATCCTCCGCGGCGTTTCCTGTCGTACCTAATAAGTTTGTTTTTAGCATTATACTATTATATATCCATTGAATGAAAAAGTCAACCGTTATGGCGAAATAAATTAAGATTTTTCTAAAATCATTTTAAATGAGTCTCGACATTCCTCAAACGTTCCGCCTACCCCCCAGCTTGCAATGATTCTGGTATCAGTTGCATTGTATCGCTTTACATCATGTGCCACATCATTTCGTATCAACGCAGGGCGTGTTAATGCAAAGCGATACACTTCCTTTATTTCCCCACTGACACGGTAATGCCTCTCATCTGCTTTATACACTTTTTCAAGCTCTCCGGTAACCGGTTCATAGTAAATTGTCTGACTTGTTTCGTTGCAGTCTTGGATGGGAATATTAAACGCAGCAAGTCTATGCCCGTCAATATGTAAAGGAATGTATCCGTTTGGCGGAGTATGATAAATGTTTAACCAATTACCAAGAAACGGAAATTTGGCTCTAACAGCAGTTAGGTACTCGTCTGTGTCAGTATCAATCCGTACATATCCTTTTTCAACAAACTCATGTTTTAATTTTGTCATAACTAAGTTATGAATGTATGGTACATCTAAAAAATCAGGTGTTTCATATACGTAGAAGTTATCAATCATACTATTATTTATCGGAGATTAAATGGACTATTCCTGGCGCAATTTAAATAACATTAATCAACATGTTTTAAAACTAGGCATGCTGAGTCCACCAGAAGATGTGATTGCATCGTGGTTATTGTTTGGCAGCTTATCTAAAATTGATAAGTTTTTAGAACTTGGATCATATATTGGCGGAGGGCTCGGGATATTTAACGAAGCACTGATTGAAACTGGCCATGATGGGGTAGAGTTTACAGGAGTTGATCACTTAGACTTTATTGGAGCAAAAACAACAGGTGCCTGGTACACTGATCACTTTAACCGCTGCCTCGGTGCCGACGAGTTTGTTTCTCTTACTACGCTGACCACTGCCATTGATGCTGAATCGTGGATCAAAGAACGTACATTACGACTGACTGACAATTCTATAAAGTTGCAGTGTGTTAAAGAAGAAGCACAATTGGATCGTAATGTGCAGTATGATGTTATCCATCATGACTATGGTGATGGCGTCGCTGATAATTTAGCAACTATTCGCAATTGTTTACCACTACTCAATGACGGTGGCGTTTACATAGTCGACGACTGGTGCACCGGTGCCCCGTTGCGCACTTGGGCAACTGTAATTGCTCAACAAGAAGGTCTATTATATCCAGTGATGTGGGGCAAAAATAAGGTATTTTTTGCAAAGTCTGCTGTACGAGCGCAAGAGCTTGTTAAGCTAATACAATCTAATCCAGAATGCAATCAGAGACTATTTAAACCAATGCCAGGTTCAGATTTCTTTGGGACAAATTACAGAACTATCAGAATGCATTGGCAAGCTATGCAGTGGAGCTAAAATATTGTTTAACTTGCTGCCAGGTATTTTCAACTGAGCGTGTTTGTCTATTTAAAATTTGACAACTTACTGTTATTCTAAATCCAGCACCTTGTACGACATTATGCGGCAGTGCTGTCATTACTAATGCACTTGGCACAGCCGTTGATGTTTTAAAAACTGGCTCTGGACATTGCGCCCAGGTACGCTTACCAGCTTGTAGTTCATCAATCCAAGGAAATCGATAATCTAATATATTGCTGCCGCCCAAGTAGCTTGGCTTCCAAGCTTCGTATCCTGTACCATCGTCTGCATACCAATGAATTTCGCCAGGGGTTTCTGCAAGTTCATAGAAACTTAGTCTAGTGTTGAGCTTCATTGCATCAACATGCACATTTACATCTCTTGTTGACCCATTGAGTGCAAACGCACCGTATGCTCCGGCAGCAAGTCCCAATGGACCTAAAAAATCATCTACTAGCTCTTCTAACTCGGTCAACTGTGGCATTTGATAAAGACCAAGTTGTTTTTTTGTTGAATGTGTACTATGCAATTCTTCAACAAACTGCTGTTGTAATAATATTTTTACAGACTGTGGCAGCGTCAGTGTCAATGGTATAAAATAATCTAGATTAGTGTTAACATGCATCCATTATTTATCGGAGTCTGCTACCAATTTACACGTGGCCATAAATTCATCATAAGCTGCCTGTACCATTGGATGCTCTAACAGCTTGACCGCTTCTGCTTCCATGGCCTTTAAGCCTGCTTCGGTAACTTCTTGAGCACTAGGCAATTCGATGTAGTAGCGATCGTCCCCAAACGACTTTGCTAATGCACGCCATGCCTTCTTTTGTTTTTCAGTGACGGGCTTGTTATGTGGACGCATTTCACTTGCTCGAATCATTGCAGAACTCATTGCATCTTCTGCAAATCTGCCAGCAGCAATCATTGGTGCCAAGGCTGGTTCAATATTGAAGCGACGAGTTTGTCCACCAGGATAGCTCATTACTAGATGATTACCTTTAGTGAAACCATCCAGCAAGTTGCTGTCGTATTCTGATACTGGAATATACTTTCTTCCAACCTTTTCGTAATAAATCTTCTTAGTCATTTGCAACTCACTTAGATAATATAGTCGTCTTCATCTTCGTAAACAATATCACGTGCTTCTGCGTGTTCTTTACACAGTGTGGTTACCCAACCGCCACCAATGCGCTTACCTGGATTGCCGCATTCTTCGCATGTAACTCCTGACATACTTTCAGCCATGGTGACAAGGCCATTAATGTAGTCATCGCCGCCACTGTAATAAAATCGCAGTGTACCAAACTTCTCTTTGACCTGGTCTACGGTAACTTGTGGACACGCATCAGGGATAACACGATCGCTACCGTTGATAAGTTCTTGCTTACGCTGCTCTTTATACTCGGGATTAAGTACGCCAGTCATCTCTGCTTCGAACATTTCAAAATTGCCTGCTTTACATTGTGCAATCATTTCGTTGTGCTTGGTAGCAGATTCAATTTGACGTTCGCGCCAATCAATGTGGTGTTGGATATTCCCGCATAGCTGATCGATGATATTGTACCATCCGTTGCCTGTTGCAATTCCCCAGCACATACAAGTTTCTTGCATTGATGCATGACGGTTTACAAATAGTTTTGGATATGCTTCGCAAAGTTTTTCGTCTAATTTCTGATCCATTATTCTTCTCCAAAATGTTTAATAATTAAATTGAGAGCTTCAATTGCTTTTATGTTTCCTGCAACATCTTCGAAGTGCAAATATTCACCCTTCTCAAACTGTGCAAGTTCTTTCTTTAAATAACTGCGATAGTCTTTAAGATTTAGCACAGTGATACGATCTGCTGTTTCGCCATCTAGTTCAATTTTCTTTGACATTGGTAACTTCCTTAAAATACGCTACGAACCATCACGCCAACTGCATTACCAGTTAGTCCTGCGACACCTCCTACGTTAAACTGTTTGGCAATGTTAATGCCTGCATAAGTTGTATTGTTCACGCTTACACTATAACCCATGACCAAATCTGTTTGACGCTTGCTATTAGCAAGGTTAACTCGTTCTGTGCTGGATACAGGATTTGCAGTCACATCACCATTGGCGTCTTCGGAATAAGTGTAGCTGTTAACTGCTGTTACATCTGCATGACCTTTGCGGATACCAACTGGACCTTGTACTGCAAAAGTAACTTGGTCTTTGGTCTTACCGCTGAAGAATATTTCTTTCTTGGCCAGGCCCAATTTCCAAGTGTCACTGATAACAGTGGGACTCAGTGCCAACATGCTACCATCTGTGTTGTTAGTACGAGTGATACCAAGACCATAACTACCAATTAGATCCACACTGGCTGAGATTGGGGTAGAACCACCAACCATTGCATAAGTTGTACCACTATTACCCATACCCAACAATCCAGAACCATAGTTGTTTAAGAAACCGTTTTGTTCTGCCATTGTACCCATTTGTACTTGCAGACGACCATCACCATATGCAGTGTCTACTTGAGTTGCAAAACCTGCTTGACTTTGCATAAATGTCACCACAGTGTCTTTGCCGTATGGTGTTGCAACCTCGTGATAATTGGCAGCGTTCATTGCCAAGTAAGGACTGGTGTATAAACTGTTGGCTGGACTACTGGTACCAATTGCACGAGTAAAGTCTGCTGTAAAGTTACGATTGATGCCGTCGACTACTTGCACGTTAGCCAACACACTACTCGAACGCAAAGCGTTTGTACTAACTGTACTACCAGTTGCGTTAAGTGTAATGCCGCCTACTGCTGTGCCTGATGTTAAAGCTGCCTTGGAGTATTTTACATCAGCATAAGGTTGTGTGGCTTTGTCAAAGTTTACCATGCCTTTACCATAGATGTTACTATCACCCAATGATGTAGCTGTATTCAACACAACCTGAACCAACTGGCTTGCCTTAAGCTGTGGCCAGGCCTGGTGCATTAATGCAATGCCGCCACTGACAATAGCAGCCGCTGGGCTTGTGCCGCTGACCCCGCCAGCGCCATCAGTGATACCTTGTTTAATGCCGGCAGTGCTACGAGCCACATCAGGTACTGCACCTAAGATAGCTGAGCCAGGAGCAACAACATAAAAGTCTTTAACATAGTATTTGTCTTGACATACATTGTTGACAATCGTTGTGCAAATGCTACCTGCCTGATTGCTTGTTGGATTCATGACCCAACCACCTTTGCCATTGGCTGCAACATTACCAACAATCAGTACTCGACCGCCCATCAGCAGGTTACCATCAGCGTCTGTTTGTGTAGCAAATTGGCCAGGAAATTGTGCATAGCCTGTGGCACTGTTACCTGCACTGGCAACAATCACAGCATTTTTAGTAGCTGTTGCAAAAAGTAAGCTCCTGTCAAATGTCGAGCCGTATAAACTGGCCAAAGAAGTAACTGCTCCGGTCTTTGTATCGTAGTTGGTGTACAAAGGATTGGCTTTATAAATGCCAGGTGCAATCATTGTTGTGCCAGCTTTGAAGGCAGGGTCGTAAGTGGCGCCAAGACTTAAATTAATTACATTAGCACCTTTAGACTCTGCCCAGGTCATGGCCTTATATGCCGAAATAATATCCACTGAAGGTGATAGTCCGCCTGCACCAACTTGTGCCAACAAAAGTTTAGCGTCGGGCGCAACACCCACAGTACCTTTATTGTTGGAAATACCAGCCGCAATACTTGCCATCTGGGTGCCATGCAGGCCCCAGGTCACTGATGAAGCAGGTGAGTAAAAGTTCTTAGAGTCTAAAACATTGCCTTTGAGGTCAGCATGATTAACGTCAAACCCATTGTCAATGATTGCAATGATTGAGCCTTTGCCTGTAATACCACGGGACCAGGTAGCTGTCACACCAATGGGTGTAAGGTAGTTTGTTTTTGCCTGGGCTTCTGCGTTGGCAATCTGGGCATGTGCTAGGCCACCGTGTGCAAGTGCAATGGCCAAAACTAGAGTTTTAAGTTTCATGTCAGTCCTCTTATTAAACTGTTTCAACGATATAAGGCTTGTCCCACTTACCAATGTTAACATCAATGTACCAGCCCACATCAAAGTAATCAGATTGACTATCACTGTTATCGTGATTGCCGTTGTTCAGCGCAGGGATGACTTCGCTCAAGAACTTCTTGGCTTTGCCATCAAAGTGGCTTTGGTAGTGATAAGGATTAACTTGAATGCCAAACTTTTTAGCATCGTTACGAGATTCAGTAGTATCACCGTAGTCACTGATAAAGTCAATTTTTCCAGACTTGACGTTCAGTACAAGAGTGCTATGATGACGAACTGCAATACTAGCCTTAACGCCATACTTTTTACAAATAGCCTTGATCTTAGGTGTCAACTTTGATTTCAAATCTTGGGAAACGTATGCCATTTTAAGTCCTATTTGTTGCTGTCTATGTGTATATTATAGCGTACTTTGGGCCAGTTGTCAACCGTTTTATGCAGGGGCAAACATAGCGGCACCTTGGGTCATAATAACCTGATATGCTTCCATGGTTTTTTGTGGTTGAGCAAGGGGATTCTTTTGAATAAACTGCATTGTTTCCAGGAATCCCAGGCCCAAAAACTCTGATTCTTTTTGGATCTGGGAAATTGCTGTTGCGATTTTCATTTTAAGTCCTATTTGTTGCTGTCTATGTGTATATTATAACGCACTCTGAGCCTGTTGTCAACCGTTTTTGTGTTGTATTTTAGCCACAAAAAAGCCCGCAAAAAGCGGGCTAATTTTGTCTAATTTTTAAGCAGAATTAAACAGTAATGCCCAAAGATTGTGCTTTGTATGCAAGTGCAACCATCTTACGTGATGCAAGACCGTGTTTGTATTCAGTTACCTGAACACCATTGCCAGCTTTGCGTGACTTTGCATAAACGGCAAAACCACGTTGACGAATCGTGGAGATTGTTGCTGTTGGGTTCTTGATGCCGAAACGGTTAGTGATAGCAGCTTCAGTCAATGTTTCACCATTGAGAACCAAGGCTTGAAACAATTTGTATTGTTTAGTAGTTTCGTCGAATTTCTTTAACATTTAAGTTTCCTTTGAATTATACACTTAGCTTGTGCTGTAGTGGTATAGTAAGTATAACAGCTTTAAAGCAGAAAGTCTATATGGTTCATGTCCATATAGACTTCTTTTGGCTATCTTAGTTTAATTATTTTGTGGTAATGAAACTGTACAGTTCGTTTGCCTTTTCTTTGATAGCCATTGGCGTTGGAAATGCAGGATAGGTCGGTGCAGTTGGTAAATTTGTTTGACCTGCACGTTCTGCAAACTGTGCTGTCATTTCCCAGTTCTGCCGCATTGCATCCCGATTTGCAAAATAGTCTTGCTCGGCCATTTCTTTGGCCATCTTAAGAACTTCTAGTCGGATCATGTAGCCATTGGCTGCGGTTGTTGTACTCATAAAATCTCCTGTGTGTTGAGTGTGTTATAAGACTGTTGTCTTACATTGTAATTATAACACATCGCTCACAAGAAAGCCACCGATTAAGGTGGCTTCGGCAATCTAAGTTTAAATTAGAATGAACGTGCGTAGTTCAGTGCCACAACCTTCTGTGTAGCGTCACCTGTTACATGATCATAACGAACACCAATGGTATCAACTTTGGTCAATGCGTAAGATACACCAACTCGTGCTGTGCGTGTTGTGTCAGCAATGCTGTCATTGAATGCAGAGCGTAGACGGTAACCAACTTTTGCAGTTAGGCCGGTGCTACCAATAGGTGCAGATAGACCTGGTTCAACTGAGTAATAGCCGTAGTTACCGCTTGACTTCAATGCAGTACCAAGAGCAACTGTTGAATAACCACTGACTGGTCCAAATAATGCTGTAGTAGCAGTTAAGCCAGTTTCTAGACGGGTTGAAACGGCATTGGTGCCATCAGTTTGTGTAGTCGAAACTTGCACATGCCCTGCGACAGATTTTGTGATATTTTCACGTACTGTGATGTTAGCGTTACGCTGACCTGCTGCACCGTCGTTGTCAACAGATTGACCTTCAAGTGTTACTGTGCCTGCAAATACTGAACCGCTAATCACTAGGGCTAGAACTGATAAAATTTTCTTCATTTGTAATTTCCTTTATATGCAACGACATTCGTTGTATGTTTAGTTATTACGTATGTATGGTAAGTGTTTACCATTATTAGAACAATAGAAAATTATTTCTATTGTTCTAAATTTTAACCTATTTGTTTCTAAATTAGACTAAGGAAGTAGAAGTACTACTTGGTCCATCAACAGTACCTGTTTCGGTCTGGTAAGCAGAGCGTACAGAAAGAAAGTCAGTGATTGCCATTGGATCAGCTTTAAATTCCTGGAATGCAGCTTCGTCAATCCATTGTGTGTGCGATGTCTCAGTCAATGAATCAACTGACATTTCAGTGTAGTGATTGATAACTTTACCTGTATCAATGTAAGTTTGTTTAAAATAAGATTTAAACTCTGGTGTAATTTGCGGTGCGTCTGGTGAAGACAAGAAAGGCACATCCACTGATGTACGTGTTGATGTTTTTGTTACTGTGAACATAGTATTTTCCTAATATTATTTGTATTCAGTACATCTTGTACCGATCTGTATATTTACCTACTCAGTGGGCAAAGTATATTGCAATAGCAGCTATTGTGACTGTATTTATTCAAAATCTAAAGTTTTTTCAGCTGTTAACTAGGCAGCATTGCAGCCTTTATTGACGCCATTTGTTCTTTTGCCTTGGTAGATACATTGCAAAAATATTTACCTGGATCTTCCATTAATAATGGCGCTTGCTTATTGTAGTATTCTTGAAAATTGTACTGTACCCAACTTAGTTGATTATTGTCTAAACTTGTACCTATTAGGCGTTCAACCACAGCAAGAAAGTCTGGTAAGTTGTTGTCCATTAATACACTGTAAGGCATAATCACACAATCGTCAGTCAGACATTCTCTAAAAGAAGGACCAATGCAAAGTTGAGTTCGATTTCCAGACTCCGGAGCAGCTATAAAACTTGCTATGGTAGAGTAATTTAGATAATCAAAATTCATTTTTTTAGCAGGGTCTACTAGATATTCCTGGTCATAGAATTTCAGCATTATGATAATTGCAACAAACTTCACAATAGGTCTAAATTTAGCGTCAAGATAGTTATTTGTAATATCAGTTGCACTGTCTACCCCCAGAAAAGAAATTAATATCTGCTGTAGTATCATTAGCCAACGTTCTAAATAAGGATCACAGTTAAAAAAAACAAACCCCATTGGGTCTAATCTATTTTTAAGTTCCTGTTGAATCACAACTGCTAATTTCTCTTTGTCACTTTCAGTGGTCACTGCTAATATTTTACAATTGGGAAACAATTTCTTGTACAACTGAATATTTGTAAAATCATGGGTCCATGACACCTTGACATCGGTGTCACTTCCATGTTTTGCTTCTATTTCTGTTCTATAAAATTTTAATTTTTCTTCAAAATTATCAAACTTTGGTATGCTGTATCTTGTTCCGCATGACATGATGTCAGAAAAATCTAACTTGGACGTAGAATTTGAATGTGCATTACCAGTGGATGATAATGCAATATTGTTAAATGTCCCAGCAACTATATTCAACACCACACTTGAAATAAAGTTTCCACCGGCACCGGCCGGAAACACTATAAAAATATGCGGGGCATCAAATATAGTTGACATAATTATTCTGAGTCAGACATTTTTCTAGTAATATCTGCATAATTTTCTACAATATAAGCATCAGGATTAAATCGTCGAATCACTGCTTCATGCTTGGGACCTGCTGTTGGTCCTTTCCACTGTGATGCAATAGTAGTTGGATCTCTAGTAAGCCAATGTTGAACAGCAAGCAAGGGGAAGCCGCGTATTTCTGCTTCTAACTTCATACCTGACCCGTGTGATTCTCCATTGTGCAATATCTCGCTGGCACGTGGGCCACCAGGTGTACCAGTTCGTATTTTTATTACTTCAACGCCCGGGTGTTCGTGCGACGGTACACCAGGCTGCGGATGTATTAGATATAACTCAACTTGGAATCTTCCTTTTCTAAATAAGCATATAGCAGTGGCATCATCAGACATGAATACTTCGGGAAATTGCGGGAAGATAAGTGGCATTTTTGCAGCCATCCACCAATCACAGAATGCTTGCACATTCTCCCAGGTGTCGGGAATCTCAAAGTTAGAGAAGGGGTCGGCCATTTGCACAAACGGCTTCTTTATAAAATTTGGATCATCATTGTATCTGTTAATAGTCATATTATTTCTTTCTTGAGGGTACCTCATTGTAATGTAGTTAGGCAGGATTGCACCAGTTTATACCGGTTCGCCTTTGGTATTTATTGAAACATCAGCGTAACCCGGTTGCACAAATGCATCTGGTTTATGAGCCTTGATTAGATTTTCTTGATGTGGTCCTTGCAATTCACCTTTCCATTGTACGGCTGCACTGGTCATTTCTTCCTGATTATCCCAGCGTTGAAATGCAAGTGTTACGAATCCGTTACCAACGACTTGGCCAGTATCACCACCGTGAGATTGCCCTGACAATAATTTTTTAGCTGTTCTTCCCCATAGTGTTGATGTATTTGTGTCAGCTCTTGGAGTCATGCTGCCACCACCTAACGCCATTGTAATTACTTCCATTCCCGGATGACTGTGTTTTCTAATAGTCATTCTAGGATACTCTAGATAAAATTCAACCTGATAGTTACCTTTTCTAAATAAACAAACTGCCACTGCATCATCGCTACGAATTACTTCTGCATCCCAAGGGATCATCATTGGCATTTTTGATGACGTATACCAATCAACAAAATCTTCTAGTGTTGCCCAATCATCGGGGATGTCTAATGCTGCAAAATATTCGTTTGCATCTATATGCTTCCAGGTTAGTTTGTCTAAGTTCATAGTTATTCCTCTGTAGTAACGTCATTTTCAATGTCGTTTTCAATATCATATACCCTTGTTGGGATGATAACTGTCGTCGAGACAATGTGATCTGTAATACATTCTAAGAAATCAGCCCGTGTTGCCCAAGTTGAAACAGTAGTCATAGTCAGACCATCAGCTGATAGAGTTGCTTCAACTTTGATAAATTTCTTAGTGTCTATAAATGTTTCCTTGAAATACAATTTATAACTTGCATCAACTACTTGGAAAAATGGCAACTCAGTTGATTTTCTTTTTGATTTTTTAATTATTTTAAACATACTTTTACTTATGCTGACATTTGATCTAAATTAGCAGTTGGAATTAAATAGTACTTGGATCTACATACTGCTACTGTATCAGCACTTCTCATCAGTTTAGGATCGATCTTTTCTAAATATGATTTCCAATGGTATTCCCAGGCCTGCTGTGATTTATTAAACGTAGGCAATGTTGTAAGGATATTGTCCCAGGCTCTAACCCCCAGCTGTAGGTTATCTAATTGTGAAAAGGGCTTGGCTGCTTGGAATTTGTTAAAATCCCAATTTGGATAGCACACGAGCTTGACTATTTCACAAATTTCTTCATATTCTGCGTAAAGCTGCTGATAAGTTTTTTGGGCAAAGCCAGATTCATTGGCTCGTCGAATTTTTTTCCCACGCACAAGATGTAACTTCTCTGGATGATTAGTATACCATTTTGCAACTTTGTATGCTTGTAAAATTGCCAGCTCTGGAAATTTTGGCGTGATATAAAAGTATTCAGTTCCGTCGGGATTATCTGGATTTGCATGGGCCATGCATGCAGTATCAACAAAACTCATGTACCATTTGTCCTTGGCACCCAATGTGACCTGAGCTTTATCTACTCCAAATATACTAGCAACTTTTTTACCAGCAAGTGCTAGTGTACCTTCTGTTGGACTGAAAGTGTGTTGTTTTTGAGCTCGGGCAATGCTAGGTAAATTACTAACAGCATTTGCAAACAAGTCATCATTATAAAACTTATCAGTGACTGTAGTGGTCCAATCAGCGATTTCAATTTTAATTTCAGGATGGTGTTGGCCTAACCATTCTAAATCCTTTTTAAGGACCAGATCCCATTCGCTATGAAAATTTGCATTGCTTTTGTCTATTGCATTTGGGATGTATAAGCCCCGATCCATTAAACGTTCGGGCCATTGCACAAAAATATGATCTAGCTTGATATTATTTTTTAAAAACGTGTGCAATATATTGTGACTATCGCTACCGCCGCTGTAGTTCAGGATCAGATAGTCATATGACTCCCGAAGTTGGATTGCACGTTGTTTATACAGTTCTTCAACTGACAAATGGTATAACCCAAAGGTGCTGTTGGCCTTTGTAAATACCTCATCGTAAAACCACCAATTAACTTCGGCTTTTTTTTCAGTGGCTCGCAATAAAGCATATACTTTATTTTCAATAATTTCACCGTCGACTATGTAATATCCATTGAGGTAGTTGTTCATTGCACTACTTATGAACTACTTAAAGAGTGCAGTATACCTTTAAGTGCCCCAGATTGCTAGTTGGGTTCTGGTGTTGACACAAAACTTACGCATAACGGCACTTACATGTACTTTGACTGTGCTCTCACTGATACTCAATATTCTGGCAATTTGCTTGTTGCTAATGCCTCGAGTAGCAATTAAATTGTATACGTCACGCTGTTTAGATGTTAATTCAGCAAAATTATTTTTAACCTGTTGTTGCAATTGAGTGCTCCTTTGTTGTATATTATAGTTACAACTGATTGCAATTCAACTACCTGCACTATAGTCTAGGCTGTTTATCCATAATAATCAGTTGACTACGATGTTGAGCATTGTATTTTTTTAGTACAATACCAATGTGCAATTTGACTGTACTTTCGCTAATACCTAAACGTTTAGCAATCTGATGATTTGTCATTCCATGAGTACAGATCATTTGGTAAATCTGCTCTTGTCTAAATGTCAATGCTATTCCCATAGTATTGGGTGTTGCCAATTTTATTTTTTTATCTACCACAGCATTCAAAGACCAGTGAGATGGATCCTTCTTACTGAGATATATACTTTCTTGGGCAGCGTCAATTCCATGCCACTTTGGCGAAAGAGAGCAGCCAACAAATCCTGCTTGTACTAGGCTTTCATAGTGTGTATTACTAATACTATCTCCAACAGTGCCAGTGATCAGACATTCTTTAGGTTTTTCGGCAAGTCTGTTAGCAGTTATTTTCAAAGTTAACTTGAGCAAATCGTACGCGTCTTTAAAGTTTAAATTTCTTTCTATTAGCCCATTGTAACCAACTATTACTGTATCTGGAATCTCGCTGTAGCTTGTTATTGCGTTTAACCGTTGCATAAACTGTTCTATATCTTTGCTTACACTAACAGTTGCAGGTTGCTTGGCCATAAATCCGACTATGTCTTTTTTCTGCTTTAACGTTAAAGGTACCCCGTTTAACGGCTTTAAAAATCCTGGTGAAATTATTGCTGTTCTGTTCATTGCTGTTTATACTTCATTATAACGTTATCCAAACTTTTTGGTCCGGTACTGGTGTAGCGTTCAACGCTAATTTCGTTTAAGAGCCGTTTAAAATCGTTATCATTCATCAATCCTTGCACAAACTTGTTCCAGAAAATATTTGATTCGTTTGGAGAGTGTACAGGCAAAAATAATGCTGTACCATTGGCTTTAGTTAACATTTTTTGTTTTGTTGATTCATCAATATCCACAATAGTCAAATGTCCAATGGCCGCTAATGATTCTGCTGCACGTGGTAAAATAAATCCCAAATCTACGTCACCATTGATAATACTTGAATGGAATCCAGTTGATATTGAAAACGGAACTTTATAAATTTTGTTTACATCTAAGTAGCTGGCTTTGACTAAATTGTCGATTTGATGCAGTTGCGCAGATGACGCATGAGCCCATGTCAACTTACCACTAGTTTCTTGTTCTTGTTTAACAATATCGTCGATATTTCTAATTTTACTTTTCTTGCTAGCAACAAGGGTTAATGCAGTTTTAGTCAATGGTGTTACGTTATCAAATTCTTTGGAATTTGCCGATTCTACATAGTCACTGAGCGTTGCCAGTAAAAGAGTATCACCATCTGGCTTTGCTTTACTAGCATAGCTTATTCCAATCTTACCGGCTGCACCAGGTTTAAACACAGGTATCATGTTTATATTCTGTTTCGAAGCATAGGCTTCCATATAATTAAAAACAGTAGCCAATCCACTGGCTGATGAGTTTGGTATAACAACCTTGATAATTTTATTTTCTGCCGTGTACGCAGCATGAGCAACTGAACAAATAGATACTGCTAGTAATACTAAAAACTTTTTCATCAATGCAATCCTTGTAAATTTTAAATGAATAATACAATGTAACAGATTTGCTAAGTGTTGTCAACAGAAACTGTTTCCAAATTGAAAATTACAAATCGCTGAGCCAAAAGGAAAGCACCCGAAGGTGCTTTCTTGTTATTTTCTGTTACGAGGTATAACTACCCTAAGCAGTGTTTAGGCTGCTAATGCGTAACTTTCGTCATTTGCATTTATTTTTGTTTTGCTTCTACGACCAGGTTACCCCAATCCTAACGGCTTCTACATTGCCGAGCGATAGAACACATACTTGATACCCAATCGAGAACCAGTTTGGGCCCATTATAAAACACACTACAGTACGACCACAACATACAAAAGACCTGGAAGTCAAAATGCTGTGCAGTAATATGCTTTATGGTGGACCCACCGAGATTCGAACTCGGTTCTTGAATATTTTTCAGTCCCTACTTTACGCTGTTCAATTTACTTATGCTAACTTTTGGCTTTTGACAATCTTTCGTGTTTCTAACTCGATATCACGCTTCTTATCAGTTTCTCGCTTGTCGTATTCTTTCTTACCACGAGCAACACCAATTGATAACTTAAACTTCCCATTCTTATTATACAATTTTAACGGGATAAGTGTCAAGCCTTTTTCCCTTGTTTTGCCAACAAGACGATTTATTTCTTTACGATGTAGCAATAGCTTGCGAGTACGTTGTTGCTCATTCGCAGATGAGCCTATACTTGCTCCAATCAAAAATACATCGCTGTCAAGGACCTTACAGTGTGATCCTACTATGGCGCACACTTTGTTGGCAATGGCTTTTACTTCCCACGACTCTAGCATAATACCACACTCGTACTCTTCGAGTATTTCGTAATCGTAGTAGGCTTTTTTATTTTCGAACATATGCTATATTATAGCATCAGAACACTAATCTGTCAATGGTTTAAGAAAGCTGTTCAGCTGATATTTGTTTCGATACTATTTCATCGAAATAACGTTTTCTCCACTCTTTAGCTACTATGTTTGCAGCCTGCAAGAAGGGAATGTCAGTTTCATATATACGTGCAACATCGCTAATAGGGTACCCAAGTGTACCGTATGCCAACAGTGTCCATTCGTTTAGTCGATTGTGTTCGCGACGGCCGTGTGTTAATGTTCGTTCAAGTCTTGCACAAGCCATTCTATCGCTTAGATTAGTATTGTTTGAATTTTCCCATTTTGGTACAGGATCTTCCTTTGATATAATGTTAATAACTTTATAACCATATTTGGCAGCATCTGTTTCAAACTCGCTTACATACTTGCCAGTTTTACCAATATCTCGAATGAATAGTGCTTTGAAGCTTGCACTTTGGATGTCAATACGTTTCGCCCATTCAAAACTTTCCATTACTGATTCAGCTGTTTCTGGAGTTAGTCCAATTATAAAACTTAAGAAAATACTTACGTCGTCGCCCCAAATTTCTTTGCGAAGCTTTTCGATAAATGGCTTTGCATGTGGACCACCATTCCAACCCTTCCCAACGACTTTGGCTGCTTCTGGATGCATACTTTCAATTCCAAAAAATGCAGCTTTCAATCCAGCTTCCTTTAACCATACAGCAGTTTCTGGTCTGGACCAGACCAAGTCAACACGTATGTATGCGCTAAACTCAAGTTTAAATGGCAATGTCAATGCCATGTCTCTAAATTCTTTTACTTTATCTGGATCATCATTAAATGTGTCATCTAGCATGAAGTAGCGTGTAATGCCCCATTTTTCGTAGTTACGTCTAATTTCGTGCTCAACATGCTCAAATCTACGAACTGCTTCGCCTTTCTTTTTACCAATTTCTGGGTAAGAGCAAAATTTACATTTAAAAATACAACCGCGTGCTGTTTCCAATGGTAGTGTTTCGCCGGGTTGTACGCCATCATCATCGTGCCAGGTAAAATCATCTGTTTGAATATTGTACGGCGCATCTAACCCAGGCCAACTTAATAAAAAGAATCCAGGTGCCTGTTCTTTAAACATTGGAACTGGACTATTGTTTGTTATAAAATTATGCAAATTAACTGCATGTCCTTCGGCATATCCGGCAAAGCCGTAATCAAAGTTTTTCAAATCATCTGCAGCCAATGAATCGGCCATTACTCCGCCAATAACCCGCTTAATAGATGGGTATAGTTCTTTAATAGTTCCAAATGCATTGTCAATTTCAGCATTGATACCAGCTCTGCGTTGTCGTCTCAAAATTGTTGTAGTGCCGTCGGCGTTCTTAATAGGTGTTTCGATTGTTTCAGCCATGAATGTACTGCTAAATCCTATCCAGGCAGTATCATCTGTAATGAAAAGTTTTAACAAGTCAACCAGTTCTGTGCGTGTATGCTTGTCAATGAAGTCGATTACTTTTACAGATATACCTGCTTTCCGTAATGTGTGTGCGACTTTATACGACCCTATTGATCGCATAGGGGCAGCACCGCTGCGCCAGACTCCGTTTAAAAGAATTACTTGCATATTGTTTATTGTGTATCGTTAGAGAGTAAACTAATGTTACTATGTTTATTAAATGTATTTATAATACGGCTGTGTCTAGCTTTTGCCAGCTGTTCTTACCTTCGGTTGCGTACCCAACATACTCTTCGCCAGTTTCCATATCAGTTAATTTGTACTTTGCAGGACACTTGGTGTATACTTCTAGTGTAACTGCTTTATCCAATTCTTGTACTACTTGATTATTTTGTAGTGTTCGTGTTTTCATGTCGTTGTTGTATTTTGTTAGAAACGTAATCAGTGAAGAACATTGGAAATACTCCATGTATCAATGATGCAGCAGCAAGCGACCATGCAAATCGCAAGTGTTCAAAATAAGTCATTTTAATGTCATCAAGATGTTTCATTAAATAAACTTTAGTAGGCCAAATACAGATCCATCTTTGTTGCTGTATGCAAGATAGTCTACATTGGGCTCGTTATATCTGATGCTTGAACCGAACCAGTGATTGGTTCGATCTTCATCAGTTACGCTAACCCAGCTTCCAGTGCCATCATTTGCAACTGCATCAACTACCCAACGTTGTGCAAGACAAGTTACAGTATTATACCACCATACTGATTCAGTTGGTGTAGTTGGTGCAGTTTTTCCAGAATACACGCGGTTTTCGGCTGCAAAGTAAAGTGTAGTACCGGTAGGAAAACTTACTTTACGTTCTAGTGCATACGTATCATCAAATGATCCATTTGCATCTTCTAATAGCTCGTATGTTTCTAACCGTGCAAGGCCAAGATTGAACGGCACTACATGGCCATTCTCTTTACGTGGCTTTAAATCTGTCCCTACGTGGCATATAAAGCATTCATCTGCTATACCCGATCCGCCAATATTCATAGAAGGAATACTAAACGTATGATTGTATCCTCTGTGGATTTCAATTGTTGGGCTATCGTCGAGATGCACTGCTTTGCGGCCGTTTACTATTTGCTCGCTTTGTACACCTGTTACACCCCAGCATGATTTGCCATCGCGATCGCTAATCCAGTTTATGCTAAAGTTTGTAAGAGGTGGCTTTAATTGTGCATCAGCTGCTGGATCACCACCAATTGCTGTAATGTCTCCAGTAATAACTGTTGACGTATATCCAACCAACTTGCCGCAATAGTCATACATTGGATCTTGCTGAGTAAACAGCGGATCAACCGGTGTCATTGCTGCAATAGCCATTGCATATACTTCTGGACCCAACATTGCCAACCAAATATTCTCATTACGGATACCGTTTACATCAACTGGATAGCTTGCTGTCTTTGACATACTTGTAACTAACATCTGCGCTGTTGCTGTTGCTTGCTTTAAGTTTGGAGTATCACTTGGTGGATAAGGTGGGTTCCATTGCAATGCAGGTGGCGCATCCATTGTTATAATAGGAACCTGAGTATTAGCCATTGGCGAGCTAATGGGGACAATACCAGCTTGTGCATAAGTTTGTTGTGGCACATACAACCTGCCTGTTGCTAGATTACGCTTATGTCTAAAATCTGGGAACAATTGTCGATTGATTGATTTGTCCAATGCTTTGCCAACCCCTTGCAATTTAGATTTTAATTGAGCTAACTTGGCTGCAGGTATATCTTCCATGCGACTTATGTGCCCTTGGATACTACCAAGTATGCTCGAAGGGTTGTATGTTCCTGTGTTTATTCCACCGTCACCATTTAAACATACCTGCGGCTTACTTAATCGTCCAAGATCATTTAAGATTGCGTTCATTTCAGCAAACTCTGCATCAATAACTTGAGCAATTACATCTGGGATAGGTGGTGCCTTTAACGGAATTGCACAAAGGCCGTCTAGTGCCAATAGACTTTGTACTTCGGCAATGGCTGCATTTACGCGGGCAAGGGTTTCGGGTATGCCGCACAATGCTTCTGCTGCTTTAAGCTGATCTTTTACATTTTTTAACTCTGCTGCAAGATCAGCAAGACTTGGTACACCGGGGAACTGGTCTTGAATAAGTTTATCTAGGTCGATGTTCACGCAAAGTAATGGGCCCTTTAGCATATTGTTTATGCCGCCGAACAACAAGGCACATATAATGTCCTTGAGTGGCTTATTTAGAATACCTTTGGTTGCTACACTAACGCCGGGAATGATTGGAATGTCTGCCATGCTGTACTTATGCCCACTTCAAGTCTGGTGGTAACCGAGATCCAGACTTTCCGCCACCATTCTCATAAGAAGGCTTGCCAGTGCGCGTTACTAAAACTGCAACACTTGCTGGGCTTGCTCCGTTATATGCAACGTGGACCCAATTACCTTCAAATATAATTTGACTAAATGGAAGTCCAGATTTTCCAATCCATTTAAACAATGCTTTATTTCCTTCAACACTGCCAGTAGCAATGTCGGCTGCGCAACCAGTTAAGTGATCAGACTTTGATGCACCTCCAATTTTAGCATTATATGATGCACTTCTATATGCAGAGTTAATGTTAAACTTAAGGCCGCCAATTATAATTTTGTCAAGTATCTCTTGACAAAGATGCTGCCAACTACATGCAATTGCAGGAGTATCTGGTTTCATCTTCATGTGGGCAAACCTATAATATTTGCTGCATGCAGTATCCCATAGCTTGTCAGAATACACAGTACAATCTTCTGCAGGCGTGGCCTGTTCTGACGGTGGGCCTGCTGGGGCTGGATGTACTGCTTCATCTGACCCGGGGCCGCTAGATGCTGCTTCGTCTTCGGCTTGGGCAGCATGCCCATCAGGCGTGTCATCGTAATAAACAATGCCGCTTGGGGTCTTTTTTCTTGCTCCGTTGCCAGTTGGTTTTTGTACGCACATAAGTTGAAATCTCCCATATATTTATGGGAGACTTGTTTATTATGGCCCTACAAATACATCTGGACTACCAGCCGCTCGCCCATCGCCGCATGTATCAGCATCACCTTGCCTATTTACAGGAATGCCGCCAATAAACACGGTAGCACTACCATTTGCAGTAACTGGGCCACTGTGTTCCCCAGTTCCGTGCCCAGATACACTGCTACCATCAATGACTGCTAATTTGCCGTTGATATAAACAGTGCCTTGGGCAACACCTTCTACTGTGCCGCCACCGTCATTGGCATCACCTTGACGATGAGCTGCTGGCATTACAGTCTAAATCCTGCTGGAGCAACTTGAATACCGCTCATTGCTGAACTATATTGATCAGCAAGTTCCTTGTCAGTATTTGCCATACACACTACCAATGCTCGATTGATTTTAAGATTGCGTGTAGTAGCAGGATTTACTGTCATCAAATACGGAGTAAGAGCAGGGCCACCTTTGGGTCCAACACTTAGTGTAACTGGACGATCAATTGTGTATGATGTCGAATCATCATTTTTGTACGTACCAATTAGTTCTTCACCTGAACTCATTTTCAGTGTAACTACATCGCCATCTTTTTTAATATCAAGTAACATTTTTTTCCTTAAAGTTTAAATCCAGCAAAAGTATCTTTGCTTACGTCTTGTTTAATACCACCAATAACATAACTTTCAATCTCAGTTTCCTGAGGAGCGACTTGCAAGCCTTTACTGCTGGTCCAATGCTCAGTCCACGGCAGCGGATTGTCATTTGCACTACGATCATATCGAGCTTCAATGCCTAGGCCTTTTAGCCTACGATTAGCAATGTGTTCGACATACTGATGTAACAGCTTTGCATTTAGACCAACGATTGCGCCCTTACTAAACAAATAGTCAGCCCAATCTTTTTCTTCTGCAACAACTTGATCATAAATTTCGCCAATGGCACCAATGTTCTCATTTGCGATTTCTTGCATTTCTGGCTCGTCACCTTTGAACCAATTTTTAATAACATGACTTGTGATGCTTAGGTGTTGACTTTCGTCACGGGCAATAAGACTAATAATCTTTGCAGACCCTTCCATCTTCTTTAACTCGCCAAATGCAAAACTACATGCAAATGACACATAGAAACGAAGTGCTTCAAGCGCATTGACATTGACCATGGCCAGGAACAACTTCTTCTTAACATTTCGCAATGTTCCTTTGCCACCGTAAAAGTATTGATTTGCAGTATCGATAAACTCGTCATAGCTTTTAGTAACACTCTTGGCACGAGCAAGAATCTTTTCGTCGTCAAGCAAAGTGTCAAACACTTCACTTGGGTTACTGTAGATATTCTTAATGATGTGTGTATAACTGCGACTATGGATGTTTTCAAAGAACTGCCAGGCATTCATGCAACCTTCAAGCTCAGGTAATGAACAGTATGGCATGAATGCCATTGCTGGTCCACGACCTTGTACACTATCCAGCAAGATTTGATACTTCAGGTTTGCAGTGAAGATAAACTTTTGTTCATCACGGAAGTCAAGGTAGTCACTACGATCTTTTTGCAGTGACACTTCTTCTGGACGCCAAAAGTATCCAAGCTGTGTTTGCGTTAGCTTATCAAAGATTGGATACTTGAATACATCAAATCGCTGAGCATTTAGTGCTTCACCAAAGAACATTGGTTGCTTAGTGAAGTCTACTTTATTAATATTAAAAACTGTTGCTGTCATGTTGTTCTTCAAATTGTGCAAGCCTCACAGGCCTCGGAATCATCTACTTGCTGCAATTGCAATGGGGTTGTTTGGTTAAAGGAAATATTATCCTCATCCTCGCCCTTCATATCATATGTATTCTGGTAGTAGCTAGTCTTCCAGCCCAATTTATATGTAGTTAAAAGATCGTTGAACATAACACTCATTGGCACTTCGTTGTTGGGATAGTGCTTGGGATTGTAACTCCAGTTGCCGCTGATCGCTTGGTCAAAATACTTTTGCATTGCTGCAACAATCTTAACGTATCCACCTTGTACACCTTCCTCAAACAAGTATGAGTAGTTGTTTTTCAAACTACCGTACTGTGGGACAATTTGCTTTAGAGGTCCCTTTTTAGACTTTTTAATACTCATTGCTGCACGCGGAGGTTCGATGCCGTTTGTTTCATTACTGGCAACTGAACTTGATTCACTTGGCATTTGTGCGCTTAGTGTGCTGTGACGCATACCATGTTCGGCAATTTCTCTGCGCAACAATTCCCAATCGTAGTGCAAGTCTGTACCCAGGAACTCGTCAACATCACGCTTGTATGTGTCAATTGGCAAGATACCTTGCGCATACTTTGTACGGCTAAAATACTCACACTTGCCTTGCTCTTTGGCTAACTGTACACTTGCTTTAATCAAATAGTATTGAAAAGCTTCTGTTAGTCGATTGACTGACTGCGCTGCTTCAACGTCACTGTACTTCAAACCCTTCTTAGCAAGGTAGTGTGCAAGGCCAATGTAGCCAATGCCAAGACTACGTCGAGCCTTAGTACTAATCTCTGCTGCAATAACTGGATAACGTTGATAGTCGATGATCTGATCTAATGCACGTACTGCTAACTCAGTTAAGTTCTTCAAGTCATCAAGCTCGCGTAAATTACCAACGTTAATTGCACTCAAGATGCACAATGCAATTTCGCCTTCGGTATCATCTAATCCTTGAATAGGATCTGTTGGCAATGTAATTTCCTGGCACAAGTTACTCATACGCACCATGTCAGTGAAACTACTGTGACTGTTACAGTGATCAATATTCATGATGTAGATGCGACCAGTCTCAGCACGTTCTTTAAGGATCTCGCTGAACAATTCCATAGCCTTGACAGTCTTCTTGGAAATCTTAGGATTGTTTTCGTATTTGACATACAATGCATCAAACACTTCGTTATTACCAAATGCCTCATACAAGCCCGGAACATCGTGCGGTGAGAACAATGTAATGTCACCATTGGACAACAAACGTTCGTAAAAGATCTTGCTTAACTGAATCGAATAATCAAGTTTACGTACACGGTTGTCTTCGGTACCTTTGTTATTCTTTAGAACAATAACATCGCCAATCTCTTTATGCCAGATTGGGAAGTGAACAGTGGCCGATCCACCACGAACACCATTTTGTGTGCAACTGCGCACAACTGATTCAAACACTTTCAAGAAAGGAATGACACCTGTGTGTGCAACTTCGCCACCACGGATCTTAGAATTGATGGCACGAATACGACCCACGTTCAGACCAATACCAGCTCGTTGAGCAATGTAATAACCCACTGCTGAACTACTGTTAAAGATACTAGATAGTGTATCATCAACATCAACTAATACACAACTGGCAAACTGACGAATGGGTGTACGCACGCCACTCATTACTGGAGTAGGAATGTTAATTTTAAATGTAGAGATTGCATCGTAATAACGGCGAATATAGCCTAGGCGTGTTGCCGTTGGATAAGTTGCAAACAATGTTGCAGCAATCATCATGTACATGTATTGCGGTGTTTCGTAGATGTGGCCATTACTACGGTCTTGCACAAGGTATTTGTCTACTACTTGGCGCATACCAGCATAGGTAAAGTCAAGGTCTCGTTGATGGTTAATATACACATCAAGTTGGCGCCAGTCTGATTCGCTGTATTGCTCCAGCAGCTCTGCATCATATACGCCTGCGGCAACGTTAGACTTTACTAAATCATATAACGGCGCATAGTCAAATTTGCCAAATACAATTTTGCGTAAGCCATATAATAGCAAACGTGCCGCAGCAAATTGGTAATTTGGTTTGTCTAAACTAATTAAGTCACTTGCACTACGTACAAGAATTTCCTGGATATCTGCCGATGTAATGCCGTCGTTAAACTGCAAATCTGCATTCATTTCAATTTGGCTAACGCTAACTCCTGCTAACCCCTCGCATGCTTCCTCTACCATTAAATGGATTTTGTTAATATCCAATGGCTCTTTGTGGCCATCTCTTTTTACTACATTGATTACACTTTTATTCATATTGTTTTGTTTCCAGTTTAAATTCTAATTGTTATGTCTGACACGTACTTAACCTCTGACCTTGACGCAATAAGTTTACACTTTAACCAGTCTTGCGAGGTCATTAGCCGTCCAGGTTTGTAAAATTTGCAGATTGGCAGTTTCCGTGTCAATCACTTCTCCGTCGTAATAATTTAATAATTTAGTGTTGTTTACTATTACCATTAGTCGCGGAATTTCTTCTACCATTGCTAATACAAGTTCACAATCAATGCTGCTAAGAACAAAGCTGTAGAACATTCCAAGTCCTTGTGCATTTTGACAAAACTCACCGCCGCTAATAAGCGACCATGGATCTGGCCAAAGTTCTGTGCGCCAAGGGTCAACCTTTTTGTTTACAAGTGGAACAAACTTCCACCATTCTGCAACTTCTGTGTACGGATCCGACATTGCTGCTAATTCACTCCGCCATTCGCGCCAGGCGGCCAATTTACTTTGTCGATCCATAAACCAATGTTCTAATGTTCTGTTTTTCACTGCAATACTTAGTTTAGTTTATAATACTGTTCTACTCGTTGAAGCCATAAATCTGAGTATTTGTCGAACTCAATTCCTTCGATTACAAATGTTTTGTATTCCTTGTTTCGATCTACCATGAACAATGCCCCAGTCCTAATTTTAGTACCATGGACTTCGTTGTGCGCAAGGGCGTATGCAGCAGTTTGAATAAAGTAATCTTGCATCCATTCAGGCTTCTTCATCACCTTTGCTGTCTTGTGATCCATGATTGCTGGCACGCCTTTGTACATCCCAACCAAGTCAGTTGTGCCTGCGTATAGCCCTGGACAATATAGTTGCACTTCCATGCCCCAAATTTCTGTTACGTCTGGCAAGCCGTGTGTAATAATTTGATCTGCCATTTCTCGTCCTAGCTTGCGGACATCGTTATTACCAGCAGGGCGTTCAATGCCTTCAAGAAAGTTTTCAACGTGCTTGTGAACTAAGGTACCGAGTCCTGCAGACTCGGTTGAGATACGTGTTGCTTCAGCATCTCCTACACGTTTGCGCCATGCAACAAGAAAAGTCTTGTCAGCAGTGGCACTAAGGATGGTTGTTACGCTGGGTACTTTAGAGCCATCGGGGGTTTGATAGAGCCGACTGGGACCTTCGATCCTGGCTAGCTTTTCGTAGTTGTATAAGGGGTTGAAATTTATCATTATAACTTATTATACACACTCGTGTATAATAAGTCAATGATTTACCAGGCTAAAATCCACTGAAAAGTGGTTTGTGTTCCTGGATTGATTTGGCGTTCGATTGTATAACCGAGATCTGAAAAGTATTGTATAATTTTGGACATTTGCAATGTCTTTTGGCGGTCGTCACGTGTACCGTTCCAAGCGTTGAAATATTCAGTTGCAAGCAAATAACCTGATTCGGATATATTCTTTGTCATGGTGCTTGTAGTTGTAATTATTACTTCAACTTCTCCAGCAGCAGCAGCAAGGATAACTTCTTCTTCAAGGTCGCGGATTTCACGCAATACATAAATGTCTTGTAAAGACTTTAATCGTGCTTCGCTAGCAGTTAACATTACGCGACTCATAATCCTAAATCCTTACGTGCTTGTTTGGTTGCATCTTTGCTTACAGTTTCCTGATTCTTTAATGCTTGATCTTCAGTGTCAGCTGTTGGAACAGTTGTTAACCTAATATCATTGTTATTAACGTCAGCTACTAAATCATTATTCTTTGCTTTGAATGTAGCAATGAGACCTCGTATAGCATCAATTTGATTGCCAGCACTAAATCCCATCTTGTTCAACCGCTGAACTAAGTCTGCCATTGGAATTGTTGCTAAACCGTCATTTTGCCCTTTAATAAGCAACATTTTAACGGCGTTAGCAAATCCCTGATCTACGCTAGATAGTTCAAGCAATATCACTCTTCATCTCCCGGCCAGTTGGTTCACTTACAGGACCTGCGCTACTTGGAAAAATAGGGGCAGCTGGAACTTCTTCACCAGGAGCTTGCTGTCCTGCTGGTGCCATCATTGCGCCACCATCAGACAAACCAGTAATAGCTGAATCTAATGCATCTTTAGTTTGCATTAAACTATCAATTGCACCTTCAAGTGCTGCTTTAACAGTTTGTGCATACTGTTCACCTGCACCATCACCAAATCGTGATTTGATTTGGTCAATCAAAGTAATCATATCGCTACCAAGCATATCAGCAACGTCTTCGATCATGCCCTGAAAGTCTTTATTCATGGCGCGGGCTGCAATAATAACTTCAGCTTGTTCAATTTCGCTATCATCCAAGTCTGCTTCAAAAAGCATTGGATCTACATTTGCCATATCCTCGTATACTTCTTTTTGCAAAATAGCTCGGGCATAGCCTGCGCCACCGTTGCTTGATAAAGCGTCGATTTCACGGGTAACTCGTGTTAGCTCTTCGCGTAAAGCACGGCCGCCTAATGGCTGTACCTGAATGCTTTCGCGGCGTAACGCACGGCGTGCAGCTTGAGCCGGTGTTTGTATTGTTGTAATGTCATTAAACTTCATAGTGTTCTCCAGTAGCTTATTTAGTGTTTTGGTTTGTTTAGCTTAGCCACTCTTTTCGAGATTGGGTTAAACTTTTTAGTTCGCCTCGACTTCATTATGAATCGAGTACGCATCTTTGCTTTGGTTCGTGTGAACCGAATTCGTTTTTTAATATCAATTTTTTTGCTGCAACTTGCTGCAGAACTTACTACTCTACCACGTTTACGTCCAGTGGTGCATCTAACTTTTTTTGCTATTCCCTTGCCCTTGCGAGCCCATACCAATTTTGCTTCAACTACAATTTGCATTATTTTGTTAGGTGTGTAATTACATAACCAAGCATTGCAAGTAATCCTACGATTACTGTTGCTGTGGAGGTTATCATAATCTTAAACTTCTCATCTTTAGCAGTGCTTAATAAATTCTTAATTTCGCTAAGATTTTTTTGATTTTCAGTTTTAAATGATGCAAAGTCAACATGGATATTACCCAGGCGGTCTTCAACCATCGAAATCTTTTCTTGAAGCCTACGATATCGTTCTGCACACAATTCCACGTGCATTTCTAAACTTGTATTTTCAGCCAATGGGCGTGTGTTATCAGACATTACATTCATTTCCGCAATATTGTATATTGCAAATCTCGAGATTTGCAAGTTAAAGTGAGTTAAAGTTGAGTCAAAGTTGAGTATAATGGGAAGTAATACTTCCTACTATACTTATGCCATCTAGAAAGAATCGTGTCTAATGTAAAACGTATTTGCGTCTGGACCAGTTGTAATAGTGTGTCCATTGAGAACTGCCGTCTCGGTTAGTCCAATATTTAATATTTTACCTTGACTATCTACTGCTAGTGTATCTTCTGTCATTTGCCCAATACGTTCAGCAATCCATTTTAAACACCATACACGGTGTAGTCCTGTGATATTCTCTCCAAATAAGCCATTTGTAACATCCTGCTGGTCTATGCAGTCAACACCAGCAAGCAACGGTTGTCCACGATTAGCAATGATATTCATTAACGAAGCTAAATTTTCACGGCTTTTTCCCGATGCTGGACTAATATCATACAGTGTCCAAGCTGTAAAGAATTCAGGGTCAGCCCCCATGTGTGCTCCAGGCACCATCCATGATTTTTTATCTTCTCGTTGTTCCATTATTTTACCGAATGAATTGCTCGGCCAAGTGCATATCCAGCAAGTCCAGCAGCACCGGCCTTTGCAATACCAGCCAAGAAACCATTTCCTGATCGTGATCCTACAATTGCCCCTGCTCCGACTGCTGCTAATTCTGCATTGCCTGCTTGAGTCATTTCCATACCTTTATTTCTCGCCAATACTTCAAGTACTGGTAACAATTCACTACGCTTACCACGAAGATGATAATACTGGAGTAATCTTGTCACACATAACTGTCGTTGTGTAGTTGAAAGATTTTCCCAATCAGTAATCAATCGACGCAGGCTCTTATAGTTACTAATATCAATACCCATCTGACCCTCGATGCGGTACATTAATCTAATTGCAGTAATACGGTCGAGTGTTCCGTCGGTGATACCAATTAGGAACTGCTTAACTAATTTAGCATTCGTCCGTAGCTGTTTAGCTAGTACTAAGTTCTGATCAGGCGCTTTAAGATTTTGTGCTGTTGGACCAGTGGGATTTAAGATGATGTGTAGGCCTTGGTAAAGATCAGTTCCGCCAACTCTTGGCAACGTGAAATTACCATACATCATTGTACGATGGGCATAGTCCTGTGCAAACGGTGCTGTTTCAAATTCTTTACTAAACAAATATAAAGTAAGTAAATTAAGAAAAACACTATCTACTGTGTCACGTAGTGTTAATTGGCTAATACTCGCATTGCGAAACATCTTGCTTTCATTACAGTTTTCTTTAATAAAACTAAAGCTGTTGTCTTCTTCCATGTTATACCTCTTTCATGAACACTGGTCGGTTCACTAATTTAATCTTACCATGCGGTGTTGCTGATACAAAACCTTCGTGGCCACCACTTGTTTGCACGCCACTTCCAGCAGTAGCTTTATCTAACTGATCTTTGATTTTATGCTTAATAACAGTAATACCTGCTACAATGTCCCATGCAGTCTGGAACGGTCTGCTAAATTCCTTTAGGTGCTGTGCCACGTTTGCTTGCTTGTTTGGAGTTAATCCGCTGTCTGCTACTAACCATTTCATAAATGCACTGGCAACTACTTTACCATTAGTAATTTCTTGTCCTCTACGTGCATTGTAGTTAACAAAGCTCTTAAAGATATCTGGTAAGTTAGCAATCTTCAATGCTCCAATGGCAAACGGATCTAACATATCATCAATTTGTGCGGCAGCTGGGCTGTTTATGAGTGCTTGCACTTTGTCAATATCAGCTGTTGGTAATTTAATTGCAGTGTCAGTTGCAATTTGTGTTTCTGGCCCAAATATAACAAGGCCCGGTGAGTTCTTTAATCCAAGAGCAGTTGGAGTTGTTGGGGTAGGTTCGCCATCCTTGGATGCTGCTTCATCAGCAGATTCGTATACCCCATGAATTGCAACTCCGGCACGGCTCTTTGCAATTTGTTTTCCTAAATCAGACTTGATATCAATATTATATACGATTTTGTTTGGTGTAAAACTCACAGCCGACTCAGACTTAGTTAGATCTGTTGGCTTCATCCAGAGCATATCTCCCTGAATCATTTTACCAACAAGACTAACAGGGGTAGCACGTTTAAGCAAGTCGTAAATTGCGCCAAACAATGCAGCATACTCTGCGCGGCCTGCTTGGTCTGGTCGTCTATTGTAAATCATTGCAGTTACTTCAGCTGCTGATGTTGGGCGGCCGTTGTACTTCTTGGCACCAATACCTGCTTTATCAGTAACAATGAATGTGCCCTTGTCAATCCATCCAAAGATGACTGCAGGACTGCCGTCCCATTTAATGGTAGTTGTTGTTGCATGATTATCAGCAGCATGGATTAGTGCTGATAGTGCTCGTTGTGCTCCTTCGATACCGTTCTCGTCAAACATGATATCTTCTGGATGGTCAATCCGAGCTTTAGCTTCAGTAAGCATTGGCTTACGTGGTGATGTTATTTCAAAAATTTTCATGGTGTAGGGTGTGCGGTGTCATATGCAGCTCTTGCTTTATCATATACGTCTTTCATTTGGGCAGCAGTAAGATTGGGAGTAGTAGCCAATGCATTACGTAATGCTGTCTCTCCTGCATCGTGTGAATCTGCTAACGATTGAATTTCTTCTTCTGCATCTGGTGGTGTGCCAACTGGTGCAGGTGGCTTGCCAGGTGTAGGTTGAGTACCAATATTTAAATTGTCAAGTGCTGAAAGTGTGCTGTCTGCCCATGCTCTATACAATTCATAAGATTTTGGTCTGCCTGGTGTCTGCTCAGTTGCAGCAAGAGCTAACCATTCCTTGAACTGTGCAGTTATCATTGGCATTAGTGCTGCTACTACTGCATTGACTACGGCAGCATCAAGACCAGCTGTATGACTTCCTAGCAATCGTGTAACTAATGCTGGTTGAATAATTTCTGGTGGATTGGCTGCGGCTGCGGTAAGTTGATCAGCAGCAGGTGTTAAAAACTTATTTTTAATGTTACCAATTAATGTAACGACCAATGTTTCAAGATTATCACGCAGTCTCTCATTTGGCTTTAAAGATAGTAATGCTGGTGAATTATCAAGGAATAGCAACTTGTCAATCTCTGCGCCAACAGTGTTGAACTGTTCAACGGCTGCATCATCAAACTCAGTTTCAGCATCTTGCTGTTGAGTCTGGATAAAAATAATTGTGCCAGCGACGATTAGTGACACTGTTTTAATTGCTTCTGCAAACGGTACACCAATGCTGGCTGTTCCAGTTCCTCCAGCAACTGCATCAAATATTAACTTAACAGTAGCATCGTCACCAGGATCGCCATTAAGAACAATTTTAAAAATGTCTTGTTTATTAGATCGAATGGTTTGTGTTATTAACTGCGGACTAACTTCGATGCCATCTTTAGATGCAATCTGTGATCCAACATTGGCCGCTTGTTTGTAAATTTCACCAATAGGCATAGGCACTGTACCAGCTTGGATAGCATTAAGCGAATTGCCAACTCTACGTGTCATTTGCGGTGTTACTGAATTTGCAATAGCATCAGCAAACTTATTAAGAGCTGCATTGTTTCCTTGCAACGCACGGATTATGCCAGTTGCGCCATCGTCTCCGGCTATGTCTTGAATTTTAGAAATTAAGTTATCTAAAAATCCTTCGTCAAGCTGTCGATTTACTTCATTAATTTTCACTGTTCATTTTCCTTTATTGAGCGTACTCCGCGTGTAAACTTGGCAGGGTCACCATTTTTAATTGCTAACTGCAATCTACGGATAAGCTCATCTGCTTGGTGTTCAGGATAGTTAGTTTGTATGACCTCAATGAGGTTAATTACACGGGCAATAGCCTGTGTCGCTAGGCCTTCGACAAGCAAATGTTTGTCTTGACGTGGCACTAAGCCAGTAATTTCTTCGAGGATGCTACGAGTTTGTTTACGCATGATTAATATATTTAGCTAAATAATGTTAATAGGAGATACTGAAAATGCAACTTTCATCAGCAGCACAAGATTTTAGAACTTTGGCAAATAAGCTACAGCAAATTAGCGAATACGACACGCATTCTGCTACACAGGAACCAGACCATGAAATTACTGATAGCGAACTAAGTCGTTTAAAGATTGCGCTAAGACCGCTGGTAAGCGATTCGATGCAGAGTCGCTTTATGCAAGTATTGAACAAGATGGTAAGCGGGCAACCAATTACGTTTGCAGAGTCTAAACTCCTAACTGCTGCTTTTGTTAGTATGGCTGACATTATTGCTTCGGATAGTTCATTAATTTCTCGATTACGCAAGGACATTGTAGATTATAACGATGATGCCGAATCTAATACCGAAGAACCTGTTGACGACTACAGCCCAAAGCTAGCCCCATCTGATTTTGACAATGAGCCAGAAGAAGAAGTTGAGCCAGAAGCTGAGCCATATCTACCAAAGTAATTATTCTTCTCGGCTAACAATGCCTCTTAAGAACTCTCGGCTTGCAGTTGTTGCGCCTTGTGTACTCGGAGGCGTTTTTACAGGGGCAGTTTCTTGCGAGGCGCCTGAATTATTTGCTGGCACATCCCATGCATGAGCACCAGTTGGCTTTTCCCATGCATTTGTCCCCATAGTACTGCGAGATTTAAGTTTGTCATATACATCACTTGCACGAACAGTAGTTGATACCGTATCACCATCTAAGTCACTGATACGCAATGTATCTGGATTGAAGCTTAAATCGATCTTCTGCCCAACTGCACTACTTGAACGAGTTTTCATAAACTGTAATTGAACCATACAACGTTCGCGCATTGTTGGAGTAGAAAAGATACCAAATACGTTATCAGCAGTTTGAATCTTACTCAAACCACCAGCAATCATTGAGTGATCAAACTCTACGCTTTCAACTGCACTACGATTTAACTGTGATGCTGTTGCCAACAATAGCTGCTCTGCAACAACTAAGTTTCGCAATTCTTCTGCAACAAGTTTATCCTTAACAAACATATCGCTAACGCTAATCTTCTGCCCTGCTGGCATCATCAAGTCAAGGTAGTCAACTAGGATAGCATCAATTTTAATTTTACGCTGAGTCTGAAACTCTCTAATCCATGATAGCAAATCATTTGGTGTTACACCATTTGTCAACTGCACAATTTGTAGTACGCCAGCTTTCTTACCAGCCATACGTACCTTAAGGTCAACGTCTTCTAATTTCTTAAACACTTCACGAGTAGGTGTGTCTGAGATCATTGCATCCATACGCATTGCACATAGCCCTTCAGACAGTTCCAATGAGAAGTATACTGTATTCAATCCCGACTTAGCCCAATTCAAGCCCAAGTTCTGTAAGAATAAACTCTTGCCTGCGCCAGATGCTCCTGCAAAGATGTTCAACTCGCCTCTATTGAAACCACCATATAGCTTATCATCGAGTGTCTTCCATCCTGTGCTCAACTGCCCGTTGTTATCTTTTAGTGCAGTCAATCGGCCAGCTGGGTCAGCAAAGTAATCTGTACCAAATGTCTTTGGCAATCCAACTTGAACAGCATCTTTGATCAGCTTTTCTACTGCACCGTACTCGTTCTTGTCCAGCATATCTGCACTTTGCAGAATTGCCTTTTCCAATGCTTTATGTCTTGCAAAGCCTTCAAACTCAGTTAGAAACCATGCGCTGTGTTCTTCTGCCTGTGCTTGTAAGTGTGACAGGTCTGTATTTGTTGTAGCCTTAACTTGTACAATGTCTGGAATGTTTCCGTGTTCACTTACATAAGTTTTGATAAACTCTGCTGCACTTCTTAGTCTACGATCAAAGTGTTCAGGATCTAAAACGTTTTGGCATCGTGCTGCCAAATCTCTATTACTAACCATAAAATCCAGAAATAGTTTCTGTAGTTCATATCCGTATTCTTTTACTTCATTTGCCATTAATTGTTTCCCCAACGTAATGCTGCCATTGCAGCGTCTTCTTGTTTTGTAAAGTTATATATCAAGCAGTCTTCTATTAGTGTAGTCGTATAACGGTCTCCTGGAAGACCGTATTCTTCAAGCACCCATATACAAGATTCGTTCCACCATTCCTCATTATCCTGGCCGAGCTTCCAAACTATTTTTACTTTATACACACCACCGCCTTGCCATTAGTTTAATCTTCAACGGGCTAGTCTCAATTGCTTCTAGCACACTTTGCAGTGTAGCAGCACGACCAAATTGCTGTGCTGCTTGATTAGCATCTTTTATCTCTGGTGGCCATTCTGGGAAGCTGACACTCCAGCCTAATTCAGCAGCCTGCAATGCCAACTTTAGCCCAGCATGATCTCTATCAGCAAGCACTACTGGTTCGTTATCAATGTCCTCAATTATCTTTGCCTGTTCGGGACTAATCTCATTTGTCATAATGGCAACACCATCAAGCGATAACGCATCGTACTCGCCCTCAGTTACTACTGTATATTTTCTTTGACTGCTTTGATGCTCGAGATTAAAGACATAGCTCGGTGGACGACTTGCGATCATCTTTGCAGTCTTTTTATCTGGTACATCGCCTATCCAGCGGGCACTATATCCAATTAGTTTTCCATTGTCCATATAAGGAAGAATAACACGATATTCCATTCCTTGTATCGGGCTAGAACTTGTATACCAGTCAGTTAGTTCAAGCACTCCTCTGCTGTCAAGATATTCTGCTGCTTCAATATTAAGATCTCGAACTGTCCATGGCCATTGTATTTCTGGCCAGTCTGGTTTCTTAAACGGCTCTTCAATTATAGTATCATCTACAACTACTTGGTCCCATAATTGGATCTTCAACCGTTGAATTTCACCTTCATCGATTCCAAGCTCACGCATTAGTTTGATTAGTTTGATACCAAGTTTTTGACCTGGGCGCCATCCAGTGGTAAAACCGCAGTTAAAGCAGTGATACCCAATACGATCTGTTTCAAATTTGAAGCCGCCGCGCCGTTTGGTGTCGTGGCTTCTTTGTCCGTTCTGCATGCAAACTGGACAGTTCATTGTCAGCCAACCATTTGAGGTTGACTTTAATGCGGGCAGATGTGCCCTAAGAATGTTTTCGACTAAACTCATATAGTGTATTATACACTACTGAATACATAAAGTCAAATTGCTTACACTCGAATTATAACTTTATTCAATGTGCCAGCGTTTGAAGGACTATCAGATTTGACCACCCGAACCCAACGAACACCACCGTAATAGTTGTATGGATCTATACCTGTAAAGCCGCGGAGATCAAGTGTTGTCACTGCATAGTCCTGCGCCTTTAAGTTTGCCCACAATGTGGAACCAGTTATGTTCTCGTCCATTGTACCCTGTACTATAATTGTACCAGTGTAATTTGTAGCGTACAATCCAATTGTAAACAGACTTGATTCTTTTTTATAATATGACGGGCCGTTGAATGCACTTGATACAAATAAATTATTTGATGATGTCCATTCTATGATTGTATTTGAGCTGCGGCTGGTTGGTATAGGTGCATCCATCACTTCAACATCAAATACACCTTGCATTGCTCGGTTCCAGGTCAAAGCAAGTTCAAGTCCATCTTCGTTTATCATAGTTGCACCAACTGCATAGATTCCAGATCCAAGTGTCATTAAATCTCGTGCAAATACTGTAACACGGGCTTGACCATTTTCTGCTACAGTTGGCATTGCTCTACGACGAAATATAGTAGCGCCTGTTTCCCTATCCCACATTGTGATAGTCAATTCGCGGCGCAGTAGACTAACTGGACGACGATCTGACCCGGTGATAGTAAGATCTAATAGATTGTCTACACCTTTAAACCAAGTGATGCGTTGATCAGTATAGCTAGGTGCATGACGTGTTGCGCTTGGTCCCGTGCCTGCGCCGGAGTAGTTTAACGTTGCTGTTGGGATGCTTGAGTTTAAAGTGGCCATAAACATATTTAGCAAACCCTCCAGATTATAAAATGCTAAGTACTTGCACGATGGATAGTAAAGTTAAAGAATTCTTAGAACGTTTCCCTTTTATGAGCTTAATTCGCTACGGCGAGCATGAACTTGTTGGGATTATACAAAATAGTGATAATGTAGTTGTCACTATGTATGTGTACAACCTGCTTAAATCCGATAACGACAAACTTGCGTTAATTGAGCAAGGTGATGAATGGTGGTGGGGTAGCAATCGCTTAATCCCAATTAACATTGTGCTCAAGGAACAAATGCGCAGGTTTACGTATGCACTAAAAACTTACAGTACCAAGGACTTTGAAGTACTGTACGGTTATCAAACCAGCTTAAATAATGTCATTACTAAACGTACTAAACGTCGCCAAATTAGCCTTGTAAGAAAGCTAAGTTAAGATCCCTGGCATAGCTGCTCGCAGATTAGATTCATCTGCGCTACAATAGCAACTGCATACGCTGTTGCGTGACTTTTCTTAAAGAAGTAATCACCATTCTCTGGTGTAGTCCAAACTTCGCGCATAACTGTGTCCCATGGTTTTCCAATTAGATAACGTTTTGCTGGCCGAATCATTCCAAGCACTGCTGCAAGTTGCTCAATAGATGTTGGCTTTACTTGACGAAGAATTGAACCATGTCCATTGATGTGAAATAATAGATTACTAAATTCTTCCTGCTCTAGCAAATCCCACAATGGTTCTTGATTTGCCAATTGATCCAATTGTGCTTTACTACCAATGCCTTGATACAAACTTACATTTAACAAGTCAACTTTGAAAAATCCAAGTTCTTCTGCTTGTTGATAATCCACATCACACCAGCCAGTATATGGATTAGTTGGAACTGGGTGAAAGTAAACCCCAGTCTTGTGTTTTTGTCGTGTCCCAGTTTGCGAATTTTGCATTGCTGGTACGTGCGGAAGCAAACGGAGAACTTGCTCCCTGTCTGCAAAGTCAATATCTACGTCAGGTAGGTTCATAGTTTACTTTTGCTTTTAACAAGTTCGATTAGAATAGTCTGTTGTTGGTGAAGAGCATGCACTTCAAGTGTCATTTCATCTAATTTTTCCAACACTGTTGCAAGCCGCTTTTCTAAGTCGGCGTACTGATTGCCAGCGATAACGTTGTGTTTATCCACTGTACTTCTGCTGTTTGATTTTTTAGCTTGTTTTTCCACCATTTTGTGTCCACATGTTCTGCTACCTTGTCAAGTTGTCCCGGTTCCATTCTGTCTAATAAACGCTGGGCTGCATCGGTTGAAAATATAATCCAAGGACTAATACGTCCCATTACTATCATATTCATCGCCGTCGAAGGTGCCACTTTAACAAAGAATTCTTGCCAATTGTTATTGGTAGTCTCTCCCCACTCTGCCATTACAATTATTGTTCTCTCCAATGCACGTTCTGCTGTTTCTTTTTTTGCAGCTTCTTGCACATATAGTTTATATGTCCCGGGCTTTTGCCAATCAGATAATCGTACTCCCATTTTAAAAAGCCAGTTAGTAAACTTTTCACTTTCTAACGGTCGAAGTTCAATTAGGTAATTAGCAAATTTTACAAATCCAATGTAGTCAACACTCCTTATAAAATCGTCAGATGTTTTTTCCTTCTTGGTGTTTGGGCTCACATACTTAATGAAGTCAGTCCACACATTAAAACCTATCCGACTTGCAGGATCATCCTTGTTCATCCATCTGCGTTTTTTTTCGCACATGTGACTGCTCAAGGTTCTTTCGCGAGAAAATGACTTATTGCAAAAGCGACATTGATAATCCGTCATACTATTTAAACAACTCTTTAAGATCTTTATTACCCATGTTTTTGGCAACTGCAATATCAGCTAACTCATCGTCGCCATTGAGCATGCGAAACAACTCAATCTCGTCATCACGCAATGCTGGGAACTGTTCAAGCAACCAAGCAGTTAGCTTATCTTTTTTAGCACCTTTAGGCGGAATAAACTCATGCCGTTGCTTTGTACCAAGGCCGCATAGTGCAAGTACTCGCCAACGCAATTCATCATGTTCACTTTTAGTTGCTACATAATCAAGATTGCATAGTTCATTGACTGTGACCAAATAATATTCTTGTATGTCCCGTGTGCCTTGCACTTGACTTGCCCATCGCTGTGCCATATATGTACTCAACGATTTTAACTCGTCTGGCTCAAGTTTACTGTAGTATTCGCCTTTACGCAAATCTACTGCTGCCATTACTTGCTCGATTGGCAGCTTGTATGCGGCCGTAGCCGGGGTTTTCTTTTTAGTAGCCATAGCTATATTTTAAAACCAAATTTTGTTTAAGTCAAGTACTTCTGGAATTTTATTTGTTTCTTTTACAAAGAATGCACACATTGGTTCGCTACCTGTTGCCAATGGGACCGCAAGTATGTGACCAAACTTTAACTTAGGTACAAACCACTTTACTTCTTGGTAGATGTTTACTACTTCTACCTTGTGCCACTCTGGTCTGTAGCCATTGATCGGATTAAACACGTAGGTACTAAAGCCTCGATCATTTAAGCTCATGACATTGATAATTTCCGGTTCGCCGTGATCTGGTTCGCCAATAATAAGTGACCAATCAAGCGGTACTTTAACTTCAACTTTGCCAATACGTAATACTGCTGCTGGGCAAGAAAAACTCTCAAGGAATACCAATGGCACAAAGATGTAATCTACTTCAGCTGGGTTTGAGTAATCTAATACACCGTAGCGCAAGTCCTCATCAATCTCTTCTGGTAATCTGTCGAGATCATACGATTTATTATCGACTGTGAGGATGTTCATTTATATGTAACCTTTTCTGTTTGATATGGGTAGCTGGCATCTGTGTAAAATTGTTTACGTTTTGCCAAGTGTCGTTTTGCAAATTTTGCAGTACTGGTTATATCCCAGATTTGGACAAAGTCCTTGTCCTGCGCTTTTCTAATGCCGCGGCCAATTGATTGGATAACACGGACAAAGCTCTTTCCGGGTTCCATAAGAACCAGATTAAAAATACGAGGGATATTAATACCCACAGCGGCCACACCGTAAGTCGCCACAATAACCTTGTTAGTTGCCGTTGTAACCTCATCATATTCTTCTTTTCT